CTCTGTGTGCTGTGCAATTAGGATTTTGTTAACCATACCGTACGCTTAGGGGTGGTGGGGCTTTCCGGTTTTGCTTGACGGACCGAACGGTTTCCCGTATAAGTTGTGACATGCTAGGAAAAGTGGCGAAACAGGCCGGGGGCTTACCCCCGCGCCTGTTTTTTCATTTTGCTCGTGCGGAGAAGGACTCGCATGAGGAGACAATAATGACTTCTAAAACCCCTGACGTGGAATTCCGAGAGGTGACGGAGCTTCACAAGTCGGCCAAGGGACAACTGGTGCGCGCCATCGAGGCGCTCGGCAGATTGGAGGCCCGTGTCGAAAGTGGGGAGGTTGGACCGAAAACAGAAGTATCCAAAGGGCGCACATGGATCATTATGGGTGGACGCGGTGCGGGCAAGACCCGCGCTGGCGCAGAATGGGTGCGTAGCATCGTGGAAGGTCCGCGCCCGGGTGATCCGGGTAAAGCCAAGCGGATTGCCTTGATCGGTGAGACCTTTGATCAGACGCGCGATGTCATGGTGTTCGGCGAAAGCGGGATTTTGGCATGCTCGCCCCCTGACAGGCGGCCCGAGTGGCAGGCCAGCCGCAAAAGGCTTGTCTGGCCCAATGGCGCTGTCGCACAGATTTATTCCGCGCATGATCCTGAAGGATTGCGAGGGCCGCAATTTGATGGCGCTTGGGTGGATGAGTTGGCCAAGTGGAAAAAGGCGGATGCGGCATGGGATATGTTGCAGTTTGCCTTGCGTCTTGGAGAGCATCCGCAGGTCTGCGTGACGACGACGCCGCGCAGTGTTGCGATCCTGCGCGATCTTCTGAGCGCGCCAAACACGGTTGTGACCCATGCGCCGACAGAGGCCAATAGTGCCAATCTGGCCGAGAGTTTTCTGGAAGAAGTCTCGCGCCGCTATGCGGGCACGCGTTTGGGCCGTCAGGAGCTTGAGGGGGTTTTGCTCGATGACAGTGAGGGCGCGCTGTGGAGCAGCGCCACTCTGGAAGCGGGACGTCTGAGCGATGTGCCTGAGCTTACCCGCGTTGTTGTAGCGGTTGATCCGCCTGTGACGTCTAAAGACAGCTCGGATGAATGCGGGATTGTCGTTGTGGGCGCGCAAATGGACGGGCCGCCGCAAACCTGGCGCGCGGTCGTGTTGGAAGATGCGTCGGTCAAGGGTGCGTCGCCCACCGCTTGGGCGCAGGCCGCGATTGACGCAATGGATCGCTGGGGCGCCGACAAGCTTGTGGCAGAGGTCAATCAGGGCGGCGATCTGGTCGGCACGGTCATCCGGCAGATTGATCCGATGGTCCCTTTGACTCAGGTCCATGCGTCCAAAGGAAAAGTCGCCCGCGCCGAGCCGATTGCGGCGCTTTATGAGCAGGGGCGCGTTTCGCATATGCGGGGGCTGCCTGAGTTGGAAGACCAGATGTGCCGGATGACGGCCAAGGGCTATGACGGCAAAGGCTCGCCTGACCGTGTGGATGCTTTGGTCTGGGCTTTGCATGAGGTGATGATTGTGCCGTCGCAAGGCTGGCGCAAACCTCAGATCCGCGCCCTTTAGAAAGCATTAACCCAAAAATTTCCAGCGCGCGCAGGTGCCGGTCAAACGCAACGGCGGTGCGCGCCGGAGTATAACGGAATTCACGAAAAGACGAGGCCCGCGGGACGGGATTTCGCGAAAGGAGCGAAAAGCGATGGCATTTGATTTTCTAAAGCGGCGCACGGCGCAGGTGCCCGAAGTGAAGGCAAGCGCGACAGGGCCGGTGATTGCCTATCACGGCGCGGGGCGTGTGGCGTGGTCGGCGCGCGATACAGGTTCGCTGACACGCACGGGATTTGCGGCCAACCCCATCGGGTTTCGCGCGGTCAAGCTGATCGCGGAAGCGGCGGCCTCTGTGCCTTTGGTGCTTCAGGACGCAGCCGAGCGTTTTGAAACGCATCCTGTTTTGAGCCTGCTCGCCGGGCCCAATCCGGCGCAGGGCCGCGCCGAGCTTTTTGAGGCCCTTTATGGTCAGTTGCTTTTGTCTGGCGATGGCTATGTGGAGGCGGTTGCAGGCGAGACGGGTGCGCCTTTTGAGCTGCATGTGCTGCGCTCTGACCGGATGCGTGTCATTCCGGGCGCAGATGGCTGGCCTGTGGGCTATGAATACGCCGTCGGCGCGCGCAAACACCGGTTTGATGTGACAGGTGCCGTATCGCCTATTTGTCATGTGAAAGCCTTCCATCCGCAGGATGATCACTATGGTCTGTCGCCTATGCAGGCGGCTGCGACGGCGCTGGATGTGCATAATTCGGCGTCGCGCTGGTCTAAGGCGCTGCTGGACAATGCGGCGCGGCCTTCGGGTGCGATGGTCTACAAGGGGTCGGACGGGCAGGGCTCTTTGAGCGAAGAGCAGTACCGCCGTTTGCAAGATGAGATGGAGAGCCATCATCAGGGCGCTGTGAATGCGGGTCGCCCGATGCTTTTGGAGGGTGGTCTGGATTGGAAGCCGATGGGCTTTTCACCTTCCGATATGGAGTTTCAGAAGACCAAGGAAGCGGCGGCGCGCGAGATCGCGATTGCCTTTGGTATTCCGCCGATGCTGCTGGGGATCCCCGGTGATGCAACCTATGCCAACTACCAGGAGGCCAACCGCGCGTTCTATCGGCAGGTGGTTGTGCCCTTGGCGGGCAAGGTTGTATGGGTTTGAGGCGTTTGATTGCGCACCTGCGTTGCGGCTGGAAGCCCATGAGCGGGTGGCCAAGCTGCAGTTTGACGGCCTCAGTGACCGTTTGGACCGGATTGAGGCACTAATTGAGCGTTTGGAGAAACGCTTGTGGCTGACGGTCTATGGCGTTGTCGCGATCATTCTGGCGCAGGCGATACAGCCGCTGCTTGTGATCTGAGATCGGGGTGTAGGGGTGCTGCCCCCGGTTTCGGCACAGCCGAGCTGTCCCCGGGGATTTTTGTAAACCGAAGAATGTGGGCCCGTGCGCTGAATTCGCATGGTGCCGCTAGGAGAGTTGTGATGAGCCAAGAGCATGGTTTGGAGCGCAAGTTTGCGCGGTTTGGTGAGGCTTTGACAGTCACCGATGGTGTGGAGATCGCCGGATACGCGTCCTATTTCGGTCAGGTTGATCAGGGCGGTGACAAGGTGCAGCCGGGTGCCTATGCGCAATCGCTCAAGACGCTGGCGGCCGAGGGGCGCCGTGTGAAAATGCTATGGCAGCATGATCCGGCGCAGCCCATCGGTGTGTGGGATGAGGTGCGCGAGGACGACAAGGGGCTGTTTGTGAAGGGCCGTTTGCTGGACAGCACGCAAGAGGGCCGCGAGGCGATAGCCCTGATTGAAGCGGGCGCGATTGACGGGTTGTCGATCGGGTACCGCACGAAAAAGGCAAGCCGGGGCGCTGATGGCGCGCGGCATTTGCATCAATTGGAGCTTTGGGAGGTGTCGCTTGTGACCTTCCCGATGCTGCCGAGCGCGCGTGTTGGCGCGAAATCGGAGCGCGGCGCTAATGAGGGCGCCACGTTTTCGGAACTGGCGGATCTGCTGCGCGGAGCTGCCCAGGCGTTCGACACGCGCGCATAGGCGCGCGGGCCGAGCAACCGCAACCAAGTGAGGGAATGTGATGACTTCTCCTGAGACTGGGTCTCAGGCCGGGGACGGTGTGTCTCCTGCCGAGGACCTGAAATCCGCGCTGGCGGAGTTCATGGCGGGCTTTCAGAGCCGCAACGCCGAAATGACGACCAAATTGCAACAGCAAGAAGAGCGACTGACCATGTTTGAACGTAAATCTCTGACGACCCACGCCCGCCCGGCGCTTGCCTCGGCGACACAAGAGGCCGCGCCGCATCAGAAGGCGTTCAATGCCTATCTGCGCTCTGGCGATGAAGATGGCCTGCGCGGTATTGATCTGGATGGCAAGGCGATGTCCACATCTGTGGCTGCCGATGGTGGCTATCTGGTGGATCCCAAGACATCCGAGACGGTGTCCAGTGTTCTCAAGGGTGCCGCGTCCCTGCGCGCGATTGCGACTGTGGTGAACGTGGAAGCCACGTCCTATGACGTGCTGGTCGATCACACGGATGCGACCGCTGGTTGGGCGTCCGAGACGGCGGATACAGCCGAGACGGGCACACCGCAGGTGGATCGCATTTCCATTGCGCTGCATGAGCTGAGCGCATTGCCGAAGGTCTCGCAGCGTCTTCTGGATGACAGCGCATTTGACATCGAAGGTTGGCTTGCGGGCAAGATTGCGGACCGTTTTGCACGGGCAGAGGCGCAGGCATTCATTTCCGGTGATGGCATCGACAAGCCCACGGGTATTCTGAGGTCAGGTGCGCAAGCTGAAAGACGCAGAGGGCCGCTTCTTGTGGTCTGATGGTTTTGCAGCCGGTGAGCCGTCCCTGCTGATGGGCTACAAGGTCGTGATCTGTGAAGACATGCCGGACATTGCTTCTGGTGCCGATGCGATTGCCTTTGGCGATTTCGCGGCGGGCTACACGGTTGCCGAGCGTCCCGATCTGCGCGTTCTGCGTGATCCGTTCAGCTCAAAGCCCAACGTTCTGTTCTACGCAACAAAGCGCGTGGGCGGTGATGTCACGGATTTCAAAGCGATCAAGCTGCTGAAATTCGCCGCCTGATCCAGGCGGATCTGAGGTTGCACGGGTGGGACTGCGAAAGTGGCTCGGCCCGTGCTTCATGGGCACGCACAGATCTAACGGCGTTGTCTAGCTGCTCCCCTCCGTCCGAGCAACGCAGCTGTGCGTGTCCGCCATTCGCTGCGCTGGGACAAAAGGGGCAGGCGTGAGAGGTTTGGAGACTTCCATGATGTTGATTGAAGAGGCCCTGGTGCCAGATACGGCCCTGCCGCTTGCTGCCTTCAAGGCGCATTTGAGACTGGGCACAGGTTTT